AGATAAGTTATTTGAAGTGAAAATTAAATCCAAGAAGTTAATATCATTCATGGATGCCCAAGCTCTTGAGCAAAAGAACATGAATAAGTTATCTGAAAAAGAGATAGCATTTTTGAAAGCCGAAATTAAAAGCCATCACGAGCATTTTGAAGCTCTTAATTTCAAATCAGCTCAAAAAAGGGTAGATAGATTCAAAAAGGGTCTAATCAAAGAATTATGTAATTTACGCAGACCGGGGGATGGCATTTCTCCATATGGGAATACAATAAATTAAAATAATTAAAAAAATGACAGCAATATACATTCGTAAGATGATAGAGATTGAAATACATAAAGAAGAAAATTTACAAATTCGTTTGGACCAAATAAAGCAAAATATAAGAATGCTTAAGCAACAATTATCCGAACATGAAAAGAACTAAGAGAATGGCAGTGATAATTAAAAATAATAAGTATTATTGTACTAGTGAAAAGGATAAGGAATTATTATTAAATAATTTAAGTAAATTAAAAATCCCTGAAAAGGATATTATTTTAATATCTGAGGTAGAGGCTTTGGAGTTGCAGGATCATGTGCCTAAGGCGGTAAATGATATGAAAAAGATTATTGATAAAATAGAAGTTCCTTTTATAAGTAAACCAAAAAAGAATAATTACAAAAAAAGTTCAAGAAATCATTATAATTAATTATGAAAAGAACTAAATCAAATATAATAACCCATCCTGTTTATCCCATCACCACTCAGTTGATGGAAGTCCTATTGATGAAACATTTTTCATTTAATTCCAACCATATAGTACCCGGTGTTTTGATGAACGGGGGTCGTAGAGAATTGGACCTGTTAGTGGTGACTAATAATGGTTATGCTTATGAAGTGGAAATAAAAATCAGCAAACAAGATTTATTGAATGACAAAAAGAAAAAGCATAATCACGGTTATGATAAATTAAAAAATGTATGGTTCGCGGTTAGTGAAAACATTGAAATTGAATTTGCTTTGAAGCATATACCGGAACACGCTGGATTGATATGGGTGTATTATGATAATTTCAATTTCAAGTATAAATGCAAGGTGGTAAAGCTCCCTGTGAATAAAAAGAAACCTTACAAATGGAGTAAAGAAGAAATACACGATTTATTGCGCTTGGGTACTATGAGAATTTACAGCTTGAAGAAAAAGAATGTCCAATTGATGTATGAATTAAACAGGAAATAATATGAGACGTACAAAACATAACAATACCAATGGAAAAGGTACGATAATGAGACGTACTAATCATAAGCCGTCTAAATATTACAAAGATTTGGAGATGAAAGATACCATTATTTATACCAAGTGTCAATTGGAAGAGAAATTGAATGAAAAAATGAAGAAGTTTTGTTTGTTATATATAGAAGAGTATAATGCAACAAGAAGTTACATGAAAGCTTATGGGTACGAACATGATGAATCCAGGTATTTTGCGGCTGCTGCTAGTGCTTCATATCTCTTAAAAATTCCTAAAATCAAACAATATATTGAATTCCTTAAAAAAGATATAGAAGAAACAGTTGGTTTTTCCAAAATCAAAATGTTAAAAGAACTTAATTCAATTGCTACTGCAGATATAACAGATGTATATGAAAATTGGTTAACTCGGAGAGATTTGGAAGAGTTAAAAACAGAAAATCCTGAGATATGCAAAGCCATCAAAGAAATTTCCACAAAGGTTGAGGTTAAGCTTAATGCTATGAAGGAGCCTGTGGAAATTCAATATGTGAAGATAGCTTTCCATGATAAGTTAGCAGCCATTAGGGAAATATTTGCAGCCATGGGGTGGAAGGAACCTGATAAACTTGATATTACTATTCAGCCATTATTTCCTGATGTACAATACTAAACATAATGATATGAAAAATAAAGAACAGATTGAGCTACAAATCAAGGATTTGAAAGATATATTAGCAGCTAAAATAGAAATTTCTTATTCAGATTGCAATAATGTTTTAGAAGGAGTTAGTGATTTTGTGGATGATTATGGAGAAATAAATATATTAAAGGGAAAAATATATGCATTAGAATGGGTATTGGACAATGAAGGGGATTGAAAAACAAGAATTAGAATTCATACGTACCAGAGCAGTCAATAAGTTGCTCGGATTGAAAAAAAGGATACGTATAGCGCCAGGCAGTACCAGTGCTGGTAAAACTATTGGTATACTATCCATACTCATAGATAAGTGCATTAAGATTCCTAACCTGGAGGTAAGTGTTGTTGCAGAATCAATTCCTCATCTAAAAAAGGGGGCTTTGAAGGACTTTCTCAAGATAATGCGCATTACTAAGCGTTTTGATAAAGCTTGTTATAATAAAACAGAAAGATTATATACTTTTCCCAATGGTTCCTATATGGAGTTTTTTGGAGTATTAGATGACCCTGACAAGTTGCGTGGCCCGCGTCGTGATATATTATACATGAATGAGGCAAGTAGTTTACCATGGGAGAGTTATCAACAAGCCTCTATACGTACTAATTTGGAAATATGGTTAGACTTTAACCCCTCTCATGAATTTTGGGCTCATGAGGAATTGTTATTGGACCCGGATGCTGAATGGTTGACTTTGACTTACCTCGATAACGAGGCTCTTCATCCAGCTTTAATAAGAGAATTAAAAAAGAATAAAGCCAAAGCCTTTTATGACCCGGATTTGCCGGATGATGAGTTGTTAAAAGAGTCTAATTGCAAGAATCTGTATTGGGTTAATTGGTGGAAGGTATATGGTATGGGTTTACTAGGTAGTTTGGAGGGCGTAGTGTTTAATGACTGGTCCCAGATACCTTCTATCCCGGATGAGGCTAAATATTTAGGTAGTGCTATTGATTTTGGATACACAAATGACCCTACTACGATTATAGATTATTATCGTTTTAATGGATTAATCATATGGGATGAGAGAACCTATATGACTGGTTTAAAAAATCATCAAATAGCTCGTTTATTAAAATCACAAGGTAAAACAAGAAAAACACGAATAATAGCCGATAGTGCTGAGCCTAAGAGTATTGATGAAATAAATGATTATGGTTTCAATGTTCAACCAGCTGAAAAAGGTCCAGACAGCATCAATTTTGGTATAGATATAATTCAGCAGGAACCATTTTTGGTTACAGCTCGGAGTACCAATATTATAAATGAATTAAGAAAATATATGTGGGATCAGGATAAAAATGGTAAATTTTTGAATGTTCCTGTGGATGCATTTAATCATACTATAGACCCATCCCGTTATTTTTATACGCGATGGTTATCTAATAAAAACAAAGTGGATACTACTGCTGCGAAGAGAGCGTTAAAAAAAGCGTTACAGTACTTTAAATAAATTTTCGTATATTTATTTTTTTATTAAACGTTTAATTAAATTGAAAAATTATGAAATTAAAATTTGAACGAGGTGAGATAGCCTTGTTAGATCAAAAGGAAGTTGAAATACTTGTAGCGCGCAAGAATTTCTCAACTAAAAAAATCATGTATAAGCTTGCTTCTGGGGAGGAAGTTGAAGAAAGTCGATTGAAAAAATTGAAGGTATCTTCTTCATTAACGATTGAGCAAAAAGCACTGTTGAATGCTCATGAAAAGTATGAGAAGTTATTCAGTAAAAAAGTTCCAGTGGCGAAGAAAAACAAGCTTGAATGGATTTTAGATAAAATTGAAAAAGCTGCTCCTGCTGCTCCTGCTGCTCCTCAAATTCAACAAACTCCTTATGAAGTTTTGAAGGAACTTGATAGAGATAGTATGGAGACATTAATCATTGAAAAAAATCTGGATATTGAAGCAGAAGATTATGATGATGAGGAAGAGTTACTATTGGCCTTGGCTGAAGAACTAGGGGTGGAAATACCTTCCAAAGATTAATTTAATTAACTTTAAAACATAGATTGATATGACTCTTGAACAGTTGAATGAATTATTAGCTTCTTCAATCGAAGAAATAATAAAAAAAGTTGAAGAATTGCATAGCTTTCCTAAATTGCCCAAATGGTCTGATTTAGTGAAACAATATGATCCTATGAAGCATAATATTTGGGATACAAGTAAATATCCAGAAAAAAAGAATGAAAATAACATGGATGAATTCAAGCGTACCGCTTTGGGATTGCAAAAACTTGCTGTTAAAAGGGTAGCTCAATCTATGTTTTCAAATCCGGTGCAAAGAAAATATAATTACAACCGTGAGAATGAACAAGAAAAATTAGCTATAGACATTATTGAAGAAGTGTATAGAACACGCAATTATATAGACTCAGAAAACATACAACGTGCTAAAAAATTAAATTCTAATTGTCAAATAGCTACTATATGGAGAGCTTATGAAAAACCATCTATAGTCGAGGAACAAATTAGTAATTTAACATTAACCCATAAGACGTATTGTGAAAAAGATGGTTATACGTTATATCCTGTTCTAGATATGAATGATGAGATGATACTGTTTGGTATTTCTTATAAGGACATAAGCGATATAGAGCATTTTGATTTATATGTAAATAAAATAGATTCTTCAGAATTAAGGGCTTATGTTAATTCTAGTGAAGGATGGATTGAAGACCCGGAACGTACTCAATCACTTGAAATTTTTCCAGTGGTGTATGCAAATATAGATGAGCCGGTATGGGGAGGAGATGAAGGCACTAATTTAGTGGAGCAATTGGAAGAGATGGAAAGTTATCAAGGATTATATATCAAGCGTAACGCATTGCCTACTTTTACTTTGGATTATGGAGAATTAGACCCAGGGGATGCTCAATCTGATACTGAAGAAAAATCAGATGATTCCAGGCGTATTATTGAAGTGGGTAAAGGAGGGAATATGACGGATGTGACTTGGGAGGGTGCTGAGAAAGCTATATCTTCACGTTATGAACGATTACGTAATGCTTTTTTTGAACAGATTCAAGTACCGGACACTTCATTTGCAAACATGATTAAAAGTAATACCAGCGCAGATAATAAAGAATTGATATTTGCTGATGCAAAAGCTTACGCCAAGGACATAGGAGGGATATGGGAGAAGTTTTTGTATGAAGAGATGGAGATTGTTAAAAAGATGATTGCTGTTATGTTTTCTAAGTTTAGTAAGATATATGATACTATATCAGTGCGCAGTGTATTAACCCCTTACTCTATCAAAACACGATTAGAGAATGCTGAGTATGTAGCTACAGCAGGGAGTGCTATGAGCATGGATACCCAAGTTAAAACTTTGGGAGAAGTGGATGATGTGAATGCTGAAGTAGAAAAAATTCAAGAAGAAAGATCAACTTCAGCAAATTTAGAACTTTAATTTTAAAAATATAAATTATGGCAAATAAAGCATTTTACAAACAATCTAATGATTTGTGGTTGTATAGAAATGAAAACGGTCATGAATCGATATTTCCAGCTGGTTCTTGTAGATTATTAATTAATGGTAATCAAGTTTCTATAAGAGAAACCAATGAAGGAACTACTTTCATACAGGGAGTTCTAGTGACTAGTATAGAAAAATCAGCAACTCCTGATGATTTTTATACAGATATTGATGAATTTTTAGGAGCGACAGCCTATTTTTTTGCTAGTGCCTCCGGTGGCGGAGGCAGCAGTGATAATTTAACAATTCAAAGTCCTAATCCCTATATTGATTTAATTGATACGGATGCATTAGGGAATAATACCAGATTGAGTAGGTCTAACGTAGATAATGAATTCACAATAACTAATGATGTTCTGGTTCCTGCAGAATCAAATGCTTTTCAATTAAATGGTTCAGATGAATATATTAATTTTGGAAGTATTGCCGGATTCGAACGAACGGATACTTTTAGTTTGAGATTGTGGTATAAAACATCAGCCACAGGGGGAGCTATGTGTATTATAGGTAAAAGAGATGGAGATGCTGCTGCAAAAGGTTATGCAGTAAGAATTCGTCCTAATCAAAGCAAATTTATTGTTATGGTTTGCGACACAGATGGGACTAATGAATTACAAGTAGATTTTGGATACACAGGTAGTGAATTCCATGATGGGAATTGGCATCATTTGATAGTTACCTATGATGGCTCAAGTAATGCTACTGGAATAAAGCTTTATGTTGATAATTCAGAAATAACTGGTTCAAGTGTGGGTCAAAGTAGTATAACAGGGACAATCATAAATACTTCCAATTTTCAAATAGGAAGAGAAAATGCATCCACGGGTCAATATTTTAATGGGGACGTGGATGAAGTTGCTGTTTATACCAAGGTTTTATCTACTTCTGAGATATCGGATGATTATAATAGTGGTTCAGGTCGTTATGGATTATCTACAGATGATGGATTGTATTCAGGTTGGCATTTTGATGAAAGCACGGGAATCACAGCTGAAGATTATTCTACTAATGACAGGGATGGAGTAGGTATTAATACAGATGATTCTAATTGGGTTACAGGCCATGTTTTGAATGGAGGAGGAGTGATTGAAGAAATAACTCTTATAAGTTCTAAGAACGGCAGTGCTATAGGGGAGCAAGGCATTATCGAAATAGGAAATACTGAATTGGTAGATGGGGGAATTATTAATGCAAAAGCTTTTAATTCTAAGTTAATGCGTGTGGATACGAATGTTTATGAAAGCGCCCAAACAGGAGTGGAATATTATAGCCCTAATCAAAACGGAGGTATTTCTGGAAAAATTTATAGAAGATACGTGCCTTTGGTAGCATGTGCTGGAGGAGGTTCTGCAAATGCCCCTTATGGATTTACTGTTTCAGGTGCTGTACAAGATTATAAGTATATGGTTGATTGTGGGGGCGGGTATATGACAACTTTACCTCACATTGATTACGGTAGTACAGTAAGAAACATAGAGATACAAGCGCATACCGATAGATTCATGATTTACTGTGGTTCCAGTATTTCCACAGGCACTACAGGTTACGCATGGGTTGATTATACAAAGTAAATTATGATTTTAAAAAAAGAAATAGAGATACCTATTTACAGGAGTTTTTTCATTATAATGTTTACGGATGAGGATAATGTGTGCGTAAGAGATCATTATAATAGGGAAGATAATCAAATGATAGAATATGCTCATTATATGCTGGTTGAGCATGAGGATAAAGATGGATATTTAATAGCATTCCATTGTAAAAGTAAAGAGGCTAAATTGACATACGGAACAATAATCCATGAGATATTCCATGCTGCTTCTTTTCTATTATATGACAGAGGTCTTAACTTATCACCCGACTCAAATGAAGCTTTTGCTTATTTAATTAATTGGTTGTCAGATATGGTATTCCAATTCATAGAAGATAATCACTTGTGGGGTAAATTATTTTTAGAAAAAAATTAATCATGTCTAACTTTGATTCAATTCACAATGCTAATTTAGACAAGTACGCCCGGAAAGTCCGGGCGTACTATTTAGAAGTGATAAAGGAATTATCTCAATTGAGCGTTTCATTGAGTTTAAACAAGAATAATGAGTTTTATTTCCGTAATTATAGTGAATTAAATAAGCGTGTAAATAAGCTATTGAAAACGTTATATAGTAATGTATACGGATATACGGTTAATGCTATACAGACTGAATGGGATTTGGCAACTGAAAAATACAATGAATTAGCTTACGTTATATTTGGAAAACAATTGGAGGAGTTACCCAATCAAGTTAAAGCCAAATATTTGTCCACTAATGCAGGTGCCCGGAGAGCTTTTGTGCTAAGGAAGGATAATGGTTTACATTTATCTCAGAAAGTATGGAATAATACTAAACAATTTAAAAAAGAATTGGAATTGGCTTTGGAATTAGGAATTGGGAGAGGTAAATCAGCGCAATCCTTGGCCACGCATATTAAACAATACTTAAATGACCCGGATAAGTTATTCAGAAGGGTTCGTGATGAAAAAGGGATATTGAGATTAAGTAAAGCAGCCCAATTGTATAAACCAGGTCGGGGACGTTATCGAAGTAGTTATAAAAATGCGTTACGATTAACTAGAAATGAACCCAATTTTAGTTATCAAGCTAGTCAACAGGAAAAACAAAAGCAACAAGATTTTGTTGTGGGAATGGATATTCAAGTCAGTCCAGGACATAGTCCTGCAGATGATAAAGGGGGCATTAAGTGTATTGAATTACAAGGTCGTTATAAGAAGGATTTTGATTGGACCTATAAATGGCATGTTGATTGTAAATGTTTTAGTACTCCTATAGTGAAAAGTAAAGAAGAAATTAGTGAAGATACTGATTTGATACTAGCTGGTAAGGAACCGGACACACCTAGTAAGAGGCAGGTTAAAAGTAATCCTAAAAATTATACTAATTACGTAAAAGATACAAAATTCAAATCACGCACGTTTGAAAGGAACTCATAAAAAATCCCGGCTAATTTAGCCGGGAAAAAAATTGAGAATCCATTATAAAGAACGTACCAGATTAATAGCTCTGGATAAGCTTACTTAACTATTTTCATAAAATTTAATTATTTCTAATTTTCTTTGCTGGATGGCGTAATCAAGATGTTGAGATATTTTTTTAATATTTCCGTTTAATTCAGTAGGTACGTATTTATTAATATTATTAATAAACTCTCCCTTTTTGGTTCTAAGCGTAATAATATACATTGGTCTTGATTTTTGATGTAAATCTGTTTTAGCATTTGTTAACTGCTTTAATACAGGGTCATTTGTTATGGCTCTTGCTAATCTTTTTGCTTTTTCTTGCGGATTCATAATATTAATTTTTTAAGTTTTCTAATTTTTTGAATTTTTTAATGTCCCCGAATCGCAACGGTGATAAAGCTGCAGAATTTAAACCTACAAATTTTGCTGCATTTTTTAATAAAATTGGGTTCATGTTTTTAGTTATTGTTTTAATTTCCCTGCCTTTTCCGGTTCGATAATCTAGTGTGTACCCTCCATTCATACACATCCAATAAACATCAAATTCATCTAATATTAATTTACTATATCCCTTCATCATTTTTTTAATTAATTTATGAATAAATTAAAAGATTCTTTAAGTATCTCATGATTAGTAGGTTTGATGTATAGTATTCCCTGTGTCCAATAATATACTTTATGGTTTTGGATGAATAGAAAATCTTTAAAGAAGATTGCGCAAATGCTTTGTTGCTTAGCCCAGTACATATTGTGTTCAAATTCCATATTAGTGGTATTGAGGTTTTAATTCCATATAGGTGCCTATGGGCATTAATAAAGTATCAGTGATTAATATTTTGGGAGCCGGTTGACCCTCTCCATTTATTACTGTATAATAAGTTCTTTTTTTAAAGATAACGCCTCGGTGGTATCCTGTTATTATGCGAGCAGAAGGATCAGGGATAAATAAACATAATCCTTCATCATGATCACAGCATTTATGGGATGTATGCTTGTAGTTATGAAATGAGCAATTATATACTAGTATCATAACTAATATCATTTTGGTTAGAATTTTCATTTAATAAAATGTAGGTTTTTTTACGAAGCCCTTGCTGAAATAAATATAAAGGCTCACTTACTATCCTGGAAGTTGGAAGCGTCCAATTTCCTTTTACACTGAACCATACTTTCCAAGATATATAAAAATCAGTTACTTCATAAATTGTAAATATAACCCCGGTTGGGGTATATTTAAATTTATTTCCAGGTTTTAAAGAATCAGGAATCATTTTGTTTTAATTAAATAATTCAACCATTCCGTCATTACCTTCACGGATATTTTTTCTTGTTTGGGATTTTTCGAAATCCCTATATAATTGGTCCAACATAGCCTTCATATTATTTATTAATTTTTTTGAAGATTCAGCATAAGGGGAGTAAGGTTCTTGGGTATGAATAGTTATGCTTGCGAAACTCGGACCATTATTGGTCGGAATATACATAAATTTGTTTGGATTTTCCATTTTCGTAAGTTTTAGTTTCTACTGACAAAACCCCTGACCTCGGAAGGAGCAGGGGTGACTTCCCGCAGACTTACGGGAACTGCGAGAGTTTATTTATTAGCTATATTTCTGCATTTGTCATAATCGTAAGTTTTAATTTGTTATTTACTTAAGTTAAGTATACGCTAATTTAAGAAAAAAGTTTGAATTATTAAGTTTTTTATAAACTTTTTTTAAAAAAATTTTAAAATATTTATAAAAAAAGTTCTTAAAAGTATTAAGTAACAGGGAGTTAATTAATGTAAATTTTTTAATATATTTACTAAAAATAATTAAAATTTTAATAAAATGTTCGATAAAATTTTGGCAAAACTTAAGGAACAGCGTGGAGAAAACTCGCATGTTTCTGACAGAACGTTGGAAGACCTCGCACGTTCACTAGAATCACTGATCACCAGTGATGAGATACTTGAAAAATCTGATTTTACTGCTGCTATCAAAAGTGTAGCTGGTAATTTAAATTATTATGCTGGGGAAGCTGTTAAAACCGCTGCGGAGAAGAAAAAAGAGGAAGAAGCAAAGAAAAAAGCAGAGGAAGAAGCAAAGAAGAAAAAAGCAGAGGAAGAACGGCTTAAAAAAAACCTACCTCCAAATGAGGAAATACCTACTTGGGCCAAAGGTATTCTGGACAAGCAAGAAGCTCTCTTGACTGAACTTAATACTATGAAGTCTGATAAAGTAAAGTCAGTTAGAAGTGAAAAGTTGAAAAAAACTTTGGAAGGTACTCCTGATTTTTATTCTAAACCTTTTTTACAAGGTTTTTCCAAGTTGAGATTTGATTCAGAAGATGATTTTGAAACATATCTTACTGAAATAAGTAAAGCAAAGAATGATTTCATCCAAACTTCTAAAGAAAAAGGTATCTCATTTCCGTCCACTCCTCCTCCCAAAAAAGAGGAAGAAGACACTGGGCAAACTCCTGTTTTGGGGGATGCTATAAAATTAGTCCAAAAGCAAAAAGAACTAACAACAAAAAAGAATGAATAATGAAACAAATTACTAAATCGAGCACTGCGCTCAGTAGAAAGAACATCATTAATAGGATTGCTGATGTTCCAGGTGGCATCTCTTTGACTGTGGCTGATTTAACGGCTGGTAAGATAGTTATTGAGGGATGTCCTTTGACTGCGCCTTCATCTGGAAAGCGTACAGTTTGTAAACAAGCTGTATTGTTGACTGGTTCTACTACAACTGTTTTTCGAGTTGAATCAAGCACAAATCAATTCAAAACGGGTGATATTATTTTCCAACAAGTTGGCGGAGCCGCATATGCTGGTACTGTAGTTACTGAAGTCGGAACTGTAGGAGGAGTGTTGTATGATACTATTACTGTGGGGACGGCTTTGGAAAGTGCAACTGTAGGTACTTTTATTTATCAATCTAGTGTGTCCGCTGGGGAAGGAGCTGATACTGGGGCTTTAGAAAATGCAGCTGATGTAATTATTAAGGAAGCTTTGGAAGTACCTTCTGACACTCAAGTTATCCTTATAAAGGATGCTTATCAGAGGGCTGATGTTGTGGAAAATTGTATTGGTCCATTGTACTTAGCCAGTCTGGATGTCAATGAAATAAAATATTAATCTTAAATTTTTAAAAAATGGGAAAGTTAAAACCTGTCTTAGATTCAATATTGACTGTCCAGGATATTCAAGCATGGTACATCAGTAACCCTCTGCCTACTCCTGCAGCTCAATTGACGTTTCCTTTGGTAGAAACTACTCAGGAAACTTGGAAAACACGTTCTAATTTAAGTTTACGTACTAATGAAGCAGCTGATCTAATTTCATCATTATCCACTGTCCCTGTTGCTGGCCGTCCGGGTTATAAGGATATTATGGGGGACATGATTGAATTTGGTAAAGGTCGTGAAATGACTGCTGAAGATATCGAAAAATTTGAAAAACTTAAGTTAGAATTTGCTACGTATAAAAATGCTACTGCAGCACAACAATTAGTTGATTATTATGGGGATGATTTGAGTTTTGTCAGAAATGCCATGAATTCTCAAATGACTGATCTTTGTTGGTCTTTAGTGTCTAATGCCTGTAATATAGAATTTGTTGCAGCTAATAGTCCATATTTCCAAGGAATAACCGCGATGGATTATGCTGTGGAAGCTTGGCAAAAAGATGCAGTTGCCACTGCGTGGTCGGATTCTTCAGCTTTAATATTGGATGATATTGAAAGTATTCTTGATGTGGGAGATGATTATGATAAAGTGTTTACTCACATTAAACTGAATAAAAAATGGTTCAATTATGTTCGCAAAAATGAACAAATACAAAAGTATGCAGCCACTCTTACTCAGAATTTATTCAGTACTCAATCACCGCCGACATTGGCTCAGATTAATGAGACTTTAGAAAATTATTTTGATCAGCCGGTTATTATGGAAGTGGTTGATGAGAAAATTACTCGTGCCAGCCGGGATGATGTGAAAACAACAGCTAATCCATTTGCGGATGGGGTTGCCATTTTTTCTCAACAATCAGCCTTGGGTCACTTTGAATGGAAAAAGTTAGCTTCTATTGATCAAACGCGGGAAACTTATGAATCATTTTTCTTAGTAGGTAATTATAAGAAAATTGACCCTTCATACAGTAAAATTTATGCCAAAGGTAAAGGTTTTCCAGTTGTAGATACTTATGCTGATAATTTTTATTTGAAAATTGATGCGGTTGCCTGGTAAACAATAATTAATTAATTATGACTATTGCAGAATCATTAATGTCATTGAATCCTTATCCAATCCCAAATAGTACGGTTGAAAAAATATGTACTGATAGAGGGTTGGATAAGGATACAACTTATACAAAAACAATCGGTGAATCACAAGACTATGAATTGGCCACGGCTGATATTTATTTATTTTTGTTTGATTCTCCTAATTTGATTGAGCAAGCTGTGGGTATTACTCAATTAGCTGAAGTGAAAAAACAGTTATTAAAGCGTGCCAATCAAATATATTCTAAGTATGAAGACTCTAAATTCCGGGGTAAAAAATTTGGATTTATAGGAGAAAATTACAATGGTTAAAACTGGTTACATATCATTTATTGTTTTAACCGGTGGCGGTTTTGATGGGGATGGTAATCCAATACTCCCTGTGGAAACCCCTACTGATTTTATAGATTGTAATTTAAAAACAGTTACTCGTGAATATAAATTCATGGTAGATGGACAATACATTCAAGCTAATTATTCTGTTTACGTGGAACAACGCTTAGTGGATGCATTAGCGATTGATTTAACTGTTATTAAAAACATTAAACTACAAGACAATAATGGTAATTTGATAGGAACCTTCCAGATTCATAATTTGGAATATTTGAATTTGACTTCTAAAATAAAAGTAATAGTATAGTATGAGTTTGAAGTTACAAAATAAAAAAAAGGTTAGTTTATATCTGAGACAATACGGGTTACGTATTGAAAAAGCTTTGATATATAATCTTGAAGTATTAGTGACTGAATTACAAAATCATGCTAAGTTAAATGCTGGATATCAAGACCAGACCGGGAATCTTAAAGCTTCTATTGGGGGTGTTGTTTTAAAAAATGGACATCCTGTGACTTATAGAGGTTTTGAAGGCTCTACTGAAGGGACTACTGCAGGAATGGATTATATTAATTCTTTAATAGGCTCCTTTAAAAAAGGATATGCATTGTTAGTAGTCGCGGGTATGGAATATGCTTCTTATGTAGAAGATATTCACGGGCTTAATGTTTTAAAAAAATCTGAGTTAAAAATGAATCGGGAATTACCGGCATTATTGAAGGAATTAAAACGCAAGATACGATGAAAACAGTTAATGAGATATTGACAGATGTACGTACATTACTATTAGGAACCCCAATCGCGGCTTTAAGTGGAGGTATATATAAAAGAATACGTCCAACTGATAGTAATTTACAAGACACTGTCATCGACCTTATTACTGGGGTCAAAGCCAAATTTCTTCAGGATGGAGCTTTAACTGTGAAGATTTTTTATGAAGATATCTATGATAATAATACTTATTATGAGGATTCTGCTACTGGGGAAATTCTTGAAAATCTATTAATAGATTTGTCTGAAGAATTGTATAAGATGAATGATTATTCTTTTGAATTATCTAGTAG